GGATTTCTTGATGGTGCTGTTCCAAACTTCCCTACCAAACAGCTCTCCCATAGTCATGTCGCAATATTTAATACTGCTCATACATGGACCATCTAAATCGCAAGTATGTCCATCTGCTGATACTCTGGTTAAGCATGGCGGTTTAAATTTAAATCCTTCATCCCACACTCCATCCTCTGTAATTTCCTGCAACCGCTCCACCCTCACATCCGTAACCTTAAGCCAGATACGTGCGGCTTTTTTCGGCATGTGAATGGATGGCTTCCAAAGTAAATCTTTTGACATCCATAATTTATCATCTGCCTTGTACCAAAAGATGTTAGCTGCTACCTGAATAAATGTTTCCCGGACATACAAAATATCACCCGGCTGATATGGCGGTATACATAACTTGCTAATAATCTGCTCATCCTCCACCTCTGTATGCTCTTTGTGATACGGACTATTCAGAATCGCTTCAACATCATGTTTCACAATTCGTCTAGTGCAACTCTTTCTCCCGTCCAAAATTGCCCGAACCATCTCAGTATTGAATAAAATCGGTTTAATTGACATCTACACCGCCACCTTTCACAATCTCGATTGCATGCCCATAACTTCTTGCTTTCTCTTTTCCCAAATTCCCGTCGTATGCATTCTCCCAAAACTTTCGCTCATTTTCTAACTGCTCCACAACCGCATCCACATCGTATATTTTTTCTGAACTGCATAATTCTTCAATCTGATCTACGATAAAGTAATCACAGGTTCCACGATTAGAAGTATTTATGAGTTCCATCACATTATCTACCCTTACATATTTACCACTCATCGTTCACTCTCCTGTTCCATGCTTTAATTTCTTTTCTCTCTGCGGCATTATAAGAACCCGCCCATGTTCCACCGCTTCTTCCGTGGCAATTATTGCAGATAATCTGTGCCCAAAATCCCTTATCTTCTCCCGGAATTCGTTCATAATTCATTTCAGCTTTCCCACCGCAAAACGGGCACGGCTTTAATTCTTCACTCATTGTTCATCACTCCTCAACCTTCCTTTCCGCCTCAAGCCATCTGCGGGTACATTCTATGCAATGTTGCTTACCCCTCTGACACACAATCTCGTCAAATCCAATCTCGTCAAATCCAACCTCACTCGGACACATGATGATCGGCGCAAGATCCGCATCACCAAGCGACCTGATGTAGTCGCCGTTGGTCATCGGCTCATAGTTGTCAACTGCATTCTTGGTGCAGTGTGCGCATGGTTCCTGTGACTCGTCTCTATATTTGTATTTGCAAGTTTTGCAATTCTCTATTCTCTCTGGTGTTATTTCCATCGTATTTCCCCCTTCCTGATCATCTCTCTTATGTCTGTGTTGCTGAAGCTCTCCTTGTAGCCCTTTTCGCTCTGCATCAGTACATGGTGCTCATATACCTTGATGATTGTCCAGCGCTTCCAAACCCTTATAGGGATATTTTCCTCTTTTCCGCTCTTTGTGAGTATCTTCACCACCTGCCCCGGTCGGCAGATGGTGTTAAATATTGCATCTATCTCAAATTCTGTCATGTGATCTCTCCTTTCAGATAGCAAGGAACTTATTCACAAAATACTGCTGTCCCTTGCCTGTAACCTTTGGTGTCCTAGTGATCCTGACTGAGCCGTCTGGATTGCTTATGGTGCTTTCCTTCACCTCAAACAGCTTCATCTCCATGCTTCTCTGAGTTGGCATATTTCGATCTGAGCCCTCTCTTTTGATGAGGTAGCCATTATCACGCAACCACTTAAACAAGCGCTTCTGACCGATGCTGACGCCATTCTGGCTTATCAGCTTTGCAAGGTCACCGATCAAAATTGATGTGTGACTTGCTGCAACCGCATCGGCGAATATTGCCTTTGGCTTCATGGTCTCTATCTGCTTGTCCCTCTCCAGAATCTTGTTCTGAGCTACCTGTAAGGCTCTGGCCATTAATTCGTCATCCGACATTGTTTCCTGTCCGACTATGTACCCGCCGTTCTTTCGGATGGATGGAAGCACCTCACTTGTCACCCAGTCTGTAAATCTCTCAGCCGCCTCTTTTCTGCTCTGGAAAATAACCTTGTACAAATTTGATTCATTGACAAATATCGCAGTCTGTTTTCTTCCTAAACTGTCGATGACCTCGCTAGTACCGACCCCATCTTTCCTTAATCTGCTTTTAACATCAGTTATATGTGTAATTCCAAGAGCTCTGCATACATCTGTTAAACAAAACATCGGTTCATCTTCCACAACCGCTGTTCTGATCTCTCCAAATTCTTTATTCTCAAATATCTTCAAATCGTTCATGTAATCAATCTCCTTTTCTTCTTGTTTTTTGAATCGGAGCACCATATAATTAACTTACAAGGTACTCCTTGCAATAAGACAATTTCCTTGCTGGCTAGGCGAATTGGGATTGTCTTATTTTTTTGTCTCTTTCATCTGATGTAAAATCAATCAATAGTTCAACAAAGTCCTTGCTCAGACTTTTGTTGCCTCTTAAGTTGACTATTGCCTCCTGAAAGGTTTCATCTGGCAATTCAACCATCAGCTCAATAATTTCCATAAGTTCAACCATATGTACACCTCCTACTCTTTACGCCCATTTCGGGCGTATTTCTTTCACGAAGTATAGCGTACAATATGGGCGTAGTCAAGTATAATTTAAGTGGAGGTTATATGTATGTTTGGTAAAAGACTCCGTCAAATACGTATGGAAAATGGCTTTACTCAGCAAAAAACTGCTGATTTACTTGGTATAACCTTGCGTTCATACCAAAAATATGAACAAGGTGAGCGTTCTCCATCTCTGGATTGTTTAGTCAAGATAGCGGACATCTTCAATGTATCTCTTGACTATCTGCTGTGCAGAGATGCATTTATTCAATCTCACGCAAGATCCTCTGATGAATAGAAAATAAATCCTCTAGGTTATCCCATATTTCAAAATCACCGGTTCGGTCTCCAGATTCTATCTTTTGATAATATCTGAGACCGATACCCAAATAATCGGCAACTCCCTGTTGTGTCATTCCTTTTGTCTTTCTGGCATTCTTCAAATTATTTCTCATAGTAATCACCTCAGTTCTCTTACTGCTCCGTTATTTACAACCGTACTTGATGTACACTTGTAAAATCCCTGTTGATGCTCCACCACCTCCGGCAAAGTTATCAACAATAAGCTCTCCATTTATCACTCGTCGCCCACCTCCAGAAAATCAAACAACGTCGGTGAATCCACCTCATTCTCCTCTGCCTGTAAATAACCAACACCATCTCTGAAATAATCCGGATTCAGTTCACATCCCTTACCGAACCGGTGCATTTTAACTGCCATCATCGGTACTGTCATAAGACCGCCGAACGGATCATATACCACATCGCCCGGATTGCTGTATCTGTTGATGATCCTCTCAACAATATCAAGCTGCAGCGGGCACACGTGCATCGTTGCCCTTCGTCTGCTCTGTGTCGTGTTGAGCGTCCGCATCCTGTTGATGTCGTCCCATACCTCAAGCTGATTCCAGGATCCCGGCGCTACAACCATGAATGTAGCTGGAAGCCTGCCATCTGTATCAAGCTCTTTTGCAAGTGCCACATGCTCCTCATAGTTGTATACGTGCTCTCTGCTGTACTGTCTGTACACTCTCTGTAAGTTATCCACAGATACACCCTCAAGCTCCTCTTTGCTTATCAGCCTGTCTCCTGAACTTCTCCAGTATCCATGAGCATCTATCTGCCACTGCGCTCTTGTGTATTCGTCCTTGGACTTTGTGACAGGTTCATCAGCATATGCCTTGCTGTGATCCGTTGGTAGCTTACGGAATAACAGAATATATTCAGGGCATCCCACACCCATCTTGGTACCGTCCTTGCACTGCTCAGTCCATCCAAGACGATATGTCTGGTTATTCTCTCGTACAACATCCGTAACCACTGTTATCATTCCGAAATACTGGAAGCCATGACGCATATAGTGTTCTATACAGTCAGCGTGGAATGGCTCAATAGTCGGCATGCCTGTGCCTGTTGCATTTCCAAACAGCACTCTATCCTTAACGTGGATGGCCGCCACTCTTCCCGGCTTCAGCACCCTCAGAAGCTCCGGCGTCAGGTAGTCCATCTGTTCAAAGAACCGCTCTGTATCCTGATTGTGTCCGAAGTCGTTATAATTTGCGCTGTACTCGTAGTGATTGCCGAACGGTATCGACGTATGTATCAAATCAACGCTGTTGCTCTCCATTGCCCTTGTCTCTTCCACACAGTCGCCATACACAGCCTCATAATGCTTGCCTCTTACCGTTCTCTCTTCTCTTGTACCTTCCACACCCATCTTCCTTTCCAATCTCTCCGTCTTGTTTGCCGAATCAAGGCCATATTTCTTCACGATCTCGATCATCTTCTTGACCATGTGATTATGATTCTTCCACTTCTCGATCAGTGCGTCCTTGATCTCCCGCTCATTCTCCATGTAGATGATGTCTATAACTACTGTGTCCTGCTGCAGGAACCTGTAACACCTGTGCACCGCCTGTATGAAGTCATTGAACTCATAGTCAATTCCAACAAATATCTCCCGGTGACAGAACCGCTGGAAGTTACAGCCTGAACCACTGATTGACTTCTTGGTGGCAAATAACCTTGTCTTGCCATTGGAAAAATCTATAACTCTCTGTTCCCTGAGGTCGTAGTCCATGGATCCGTATATATCCACTGTCTCTGGCAATACTTTCTTGATTGCGTGTCTCTCTGCTTCCTGATCATGCCACAGAATAAAATGTTCCTCCGGCGAACTGTCAACTATCTCCTTCATCTTCTCAACCCTGGCATCTATGCTCTCACGCTTGATCTTTGCGGCTTCTTTAAGTCCTGTACTAGCCTGAGTGAAAAGCTCCATCTGGCCGTCCCTGTCAACTGAATCTCCGTAGTGTATTGGTATCTCGTGCCACCTCACATCCAGTGGAGGGAGCACATAGCCGTCATCGGAATAATCTGGATTGAGATCCGATGGCTTTGTGATGAACAATGCCCAACTGGAAACCCACAGCCAGAACTCATCTTCCATGTTTGGGTACAGTGTCAGGTTATTTGCCTTTGTTGAATCCCTCTGGAAAAATCTTGTAAGTGCCTGTCCTGTGTCCATTACCTCAAGATATCCAGCATAGTGTATAAGCTCCTTGTACTTGTTCGGTGATGGTGTAGCGGTCGCTACGAGCTTGTAAGGTACATTTTTGAACTTGTCAAGGAACGTCTGGTATGTCTTAGATCCAAATGATCTAAGCACGGATGCTTCATCAAGTGAGGTTGCCACAAAATACGATGGATCTATATCTCCGTCTCTCACTCTCTCATAGTTCGTCAGAACGATCTGACTTGTGCTTGCCTCAACCTCTTCCATGTTTCGGCAATATTCTGGCTTCTCATAGCCCAGGAGCTCCACAGCATCCCTTGTAAACTCCTGCTTAACTCCAAGCGGTAATACAATCAACGCTCTACCGCCGGTATGTTCTGCTGCAAGGTGGCAAAACTCTATTTCCTGTGCAGTCTTGCCAAGTCCGAACGACTCAAACAAGGCTCTACGTCCACCCTTTAGCGCCCATGCCACCGCATCACTCTGATGTGGCTTTAGGGCTTTATTTATGCGGCTCTTATTGACCTCAAAGCCGCTGTCAGTAGCAAGCTCTATCTTGCTCTCTAAAAACTCTCTGTATGTCATTCACTTCTCAGGAACCCGCTATAGCATTACCCCGGCCGGAGGTTCGGTTCCTTTCGTGTGTTATTTATTCAGCTCATCAGCCAGCATCTTCTCAAGCTGTCCAAGCTGCTCAGAATGATCTGTCTGTTTGAAGTTTGCAAATCCATTTGGATTCACGTTCCGTGGCTGTCCTCGGCTCTTACCGTCATCCTTAAGCGCATATAGGCCTGTCCATCCCTGCATTATCGACTGATTGAGAATCTGTACCTGTTCATGCTTATCGTGTGATAGCGACTCAAGCTTGTTCATCATCAGCGTTATGGCCCTGTCACTCATAGGCTTCTTGATGTCCTTACGAAACTTGATGAACTCTACTATAGCATCGTTAAGCTCTGGATCATCGCTGTACACTGGTTCAGACTTTGGTGCTGTCTCCCCGCCTTTTTCTTTTGTATTTTTCTTTTTACTCTCTTTCTCTATATCTATTTCTATATCTGTACGGCTAACATTAGCTTTACTGTTAGTTTTACAGTTAGTTTTACAACCATTTACATCAGACTTATTATTAACATCACCTGTTAACCTCTTCTGTTTTTCCCTGTAATCTCTCATGTAATCCTTCATGTAAGCCTTTTTATTATCAAGCTGATCAAGCGTCTGGTACTTACCCCAATTTGGAATTGTGATCACTCCATCCACAATCTCAATCATGCCGTACATTGCAAATATATCTATGGCCTGTTTTACCATGGCTGGCTTCTGGCCAAACAATGTAGCAAGCATATCAGCGGTATATGCCACACCACCCTGAGCAAATACACCGCTATTATTCATGCGCCCCGCAAGGCACAACAGTTTAATCCATATGAGGATTATTGAATCTCCCTTGGGAAGAGCAGATATAAGCATAATCTTGTCATCTGTGAATATATCTGTTGCCAGCTTTATCCATTTTGCTTCTGCCACCCATGTCACACCTCCTTGATCCTTATTCCATACTTATAAAGCATCAACTTGCGCTTTATGATGTATTCCTTTGTTCTCATGCCCTTCGCATCTTCAACAACCATGCAGTTGTTTTCCAAGTCCCAATAAACAAAATCAGCCACATATGAGCACTTACGCTCCAGGAGCTTTCCCGGTTTGAATCTGCCCTTGTTTTTGCCTTTGGTATATATCTGATCTGTCTTTTCTCTTTGTTCCGGTATCAGTTCAAATTCACGCTGGAGCTGTAAACCGGTTATCTTGCCAGCTTTCTCAAGTGATTTCAACTCTGTATATCTCTGAGCTTCTTTCTTGCTGTCAAATGTGATGCCGTCTACAACAACCTTCCTGTTGCCGTACTTGGCTCTTGACCTGTTCCAAGCCATCAATGCTCCTTTCCCCCTGTCGCCCTAAAATAAGAGCAACAGGGATATATGCTAAGACATTACGCTGCGTGTTGTGATGTATTAAATGTAATGTTAACCTACTTGAAACTTCCGAATAGTGCCGCCTCGGCAGCGTTCATCTCTGGCTGTGGATTTTCTGCCGGTGTCGGCTGTGGATTCTGAACACTGTTCTGTGTATTCTGAGCATTGTTCTGAGTATCCTGTGGCTCTGCCTGTGGAGCCTGTGCTTCTGGTTCATTCACCTCTGTTGCTGTGGTTTCCACATACTCATCATTGTCATTCTCAACGTATGTAGGATGTCCCTCAGCGTCCAAGGTTGCCATATCGCCCTCAAATGCCTTCTGGAGTTCTATGCTCATTACTCCCCACTTGCTGATCAGCTGTCGGAGCATTGTCTTGTAAGCCATGCCATCAAAATTCTTGTACCAGAATGATGAATACATCCATGAATCTCTCGGATCATAATTGCCAGCCTCATAGTCAGCATATGATACTCTCTGCTTCTCTCCGTACTTTGTCTTGACCTTTCCAGCGTCCTTGTAGAATGCCGGTGCATACTTGTCCGCATGAGCAAGCATCTGAGCCTTACTCCAATACATTGTCTTTCTGAATCCGTTCACAAGCTCAAACATTGCATAGTAGCCGATGGTCTCAGCCTCTTCACGCTTGTCCCAGTCATCAACCATGAGATTGACCTTGATATCCTCGTTGAGTGGGTCGAAGTATTCCAACTCCCCTTCCTTGATTGCGACAACATTCAGTCTCTTATACTGACCGGAACGGATCGCAAGCTGGATATATCCCTTATATCCCATCTGGAACTGAGCTTCCTTGACACCAGTCTTTGTATTGTTGAATGGGACCATGTAATAGTGTCCGAGCTGTGGGGATGGTGAAAGCTGTAAGCTCTCGCCGAGAAGTGCAGCTGAAAGAATCGACTGATTCGTGCACTCCTGAAGTGTAGGGTTGGTATTATATGCTGATACGATAGCAGATATAAACCTCTGTCCATTCTTTCCACCAACCACCTTGTTGATCTGATTCTTGATTGCATCTTTTGTAAGATACTCTGTAATTCCCAGATTCTGCTGTGCTTTACTTTTTGCTACTAAACTGTTATTTACTGCCATTATTTTCTACCTCCGCTAACTCGGTTGCCAATTCTAAAATATCAATCTCGCTGTTATTCTGCTTTGCAATCTCTACAGCCTTGTCTATAAACTGATTTGCCACATCTGTTCCAAAATCTTCTTCAACGATAGATCGCACTCCGCTTATGGCTGTTATCATTTCAGCGATCAACATTATTGTTGACCCTTCCAACTGTACTGAACCTTTATTTAATACAATCATCTTGATCCTCCTAATGCATAATCGTATCTTCTAACATCTTGCGCAGTACCTCTTTCAGAGCCTGTGGCATTTCCCTTATGTTGTCCTTGTTTATATTGGCTTTTGGCAATATCTTAAATAAAACATCATCTATGAGGTCACTCATAATCTCGTTAATGTCTCCCTCAGCTTTGGACGCTTCCATGGCTCTGCTTATCATTTCTTCTGTAGCAACCTCTCCATATCTTTTAGCAAGCGACCCCCTTAAACTCTTCATTGCAAGTGCTAATTCTGATATAAGCACAGGTGTTGTTCCCCTCATTTCTACTAAGTCCATTTTTACTTTAATCATTTTGTATACCTCCATTATCTAATCTGCTTAAACTGTATGTGTCTCTCTGCGAACCAAGCCGCAAGCTCTACTGCCTGTTTCTCTGTAACGATAGCCTCAAACTTTACCAAGAATTTAGGTTCACTCTGTACAGGTGCTGGTTGTGGCTCCTCGGTTGGTGCCTGCTGCGCATCCTCTGGTGGTGTCATAGCCTGTGCCATTGCGGCTCTCTGCTCCTCGGCAACCTTTTCCTGTGCCTTGCACTCTTCCTCAGCCTTTCGTCTTGCCTCTTCTGCTGCTTTTCGTGCCTCTTCCTCAGCCTTTCTCCTTGCCTCAGCTTCAGCCTTTGCCTTGGCAATCTCTGACATCCTCTTAGCCTCTGAGATGGCCTTGTTGATGTCTAATGTATCCTTAAATACCTCTGTAGCCTCAAATCCGAATTCCGGGAGCTGACTGAGTGTAAGCACTCCGTTGCCGATCTCGTACATCTTTGACCTCATCTGATCTTCAATGCTCTTCATTGATGTAGACGCATTCAGCCACTTAGGATCCCATATTTTCTCCAACGTGACAAAATTCTGGAAACCTATCTGAGAGAACAGCACTTCAATGGCTTTCTGCTTTTCGGCCTTGCGTTTCTCATCGTATGCCTTGACCTGTTCGTCTATCACCGCTATAGGCTTGTCTATGATACCTATGATCTCGTTGATTTGAGCCTTGAACACATTAAACGGCTGCATGTATTCTTTCTCTTTTCTTATTCTCTCGTCATTGAGGGCTTTCTTTAACTTGTTAAGGTTCGCCTTGTCTGCCTTTGCGTCCTTGATCTGGTCATCTGTGTAGACAAGCGTCTCATAAAATGAGACCTTAGATGTAAGCTCAGCCTTGAGCTCCTCATAGTTAAAATCAATCTTCTCTGGTATCGCTACCTCATTAACTCTTAATTCCATTTTTAACCTCCTAATTCAGCACCAGCTCCATCTGGTGACTCTCCTTGTTCTCTCGCACCATTGCCATAATGCGTGCTGTCTGTCGCTGTCTCTCTTCCTCGCAGTCACAGTGTTCGCCCGGGTCCAGGCAAGCACCGCACTGTGGACATTCGTTGTAATACATGCCATTTCCTTTCATATCTCCGGGAGTATCAGCGGCGGCTCTTTCTTTGCCTGTACGCACTCCCAGAACTCTCTCTCAGCATCAATAAGATACTGGATGTCATCCTCTACCTCCGACCGCTCTATCGGATAGTGTTTGGTCTGCAAATATACCTCTCCATCAATTTCAAACTTGAGCTGTGCCTTGAGTACCGCATATTCAAACTCTGTCACCATCAAGTAATGAAGCACCTGTATGTAATAGTTATCTGGCACTCTGTTATCCCATTTTTTCTTCTGACTTGACTGCAGGATCTCTGTGGTCTTGATCTCAAGCACACCATTGCGCCCATCCCGGTCCATAAGCCATCCGTCAAGGCTTGCATGCGCCCATGGGTACTTATCATTCGTGAACATGTTGTTTTCCACATATCCAACTTGATACTGTGGATAATCCAACTTGAATAACTCCCTCAGATGCTTTTCTGCCTCTGTTCCATACTTGACATAAGGCTTGTCTGATATGTCCTCAGGCTCTATGCCGTAGGCTTTCTCCTTGAACAAATCCACATTGGTCTTGTATGGGCTCATCCCAAAGATCGCCGAGGCATCCGACCCGCCTATCTTGGTCCTTGCCCTGAGCCACTCTTCATGGCTTCCGAGCACTTTCATCTCAACCATGTTCTATTCCTCTCTGGCATCTTCAATGCTGTTCATAAGTTCAAGCACGCCATAAAGTCCCAGCTCCGTGAACACGGTTCCAAGCAAGTACGCCACCAATCCTACCGCCGGCAGTGCAAGCAACACTTCTGCATTGAATATGATGTTGTATGCCAACAGCAAAAACAAAATGCTCATTATTACAAGGCTCACCGCCTTGACAGTCTTTGTGTCTGTGTTTCTCCTCTTCATTTGCTTTCTTCTCCCTTTTCTGCTATGATTCTTGAGTATTTTTCTATGCACCGGCGGAACTGCAATTCCAAAGGTGCTTTTTTATTGTCAGGGATCTAATTCATCCCAGTTTATGACGGCTTCTTTTGCTACCTTATTTATGTCGAACGGCGGCACTCGTCTGCCAGCGTCAAGCTGTTTCTTGTACTTCAGATAATCCACCAAGGCAAGCACATTGACCCTTGTTACTCCGGCACCATCCAGTATGGTGTATGGTCCATATCTGCCAGACTGGACATATCTGTCAAGATCTGCTATACGTCTGGTTACTGTAGCCGATGACATCTTAAACATATGCATCATCTGAGCCTTACTTATATACGGCAACCGGCCAATCTCCCTGACACCTATTACCTGTATGTCTTTGACCGCTCTGCTCATCGCTCTCACTCTCCTTTCTCTATGACCAGCCTCAGCCCAACCGCTTTTAGTAAGCTGTCGGCATTGGTCAATGTCATTCCTCTTTTATCTGATTCCCACATATACAAGCTCCTGTCAGTAAATCCTGCCTTTTCAGCCAATTTACGCTTTGACATGCCCTGTCTGATTCTTTCTCTCTCAACGGCCTGTAATATTTCACTTTTATCCACTTGACATTCTCCTTTCCTTGAGTACTATATATAGTGCGTGAACAAACGTTCATAACAATATATCTAGAAAAGAGGTGAATATCATGAGCACTCCGTTATACAAACCAGGCACTGACAACTTATCTCCTGGAAGTTATAAGGAAGTAGGGCCACGTGGAGGATCTGTACCAAAGCCAAGACAGGTACATATCGATCAGGGTGATCGACTTCCTCCAACTCAGGAAAAAGGTCGTAACTGGAAGAAGGTTTAACTCTTATGGGGGTCATCTAGGTATGAGGTGGCTCCTGTATTTTTATCCTTTTTCTGCTGAAACAAATACATCTACCAAATGGCAAATTGATCTGTAACCATGATTCAGCGTATCGGATCCCCTTCTCCGTATATTTTGTTATGTAATGGTGCAACGTTCCCATCTCCTTTCCTTCTTGATTTCCAAATGTCGAAAATCAACCTTCCGACAAATGTCCCAATGGCTATGCCAATGATCGTGGTCAACATCTTTTCTTTACCTCTCATCTGTATTCTTTCTGAATTATGAGTGTGTCGATAGGCTTATACTCCAGCAGCTTTCTGATTGTCTGGAGCTCTTTTCTTATCTGTACAAGCTCTGTGTATATCTTCTTGAGCATTTCTTCCCTCCTTTCTCCTTGTCGTCTCCATCATTTCACCCTATAATTTCCGTAGGTGCTTTTAGCATCAATCCATACGAAAGAAGGTGGAACTATAAAACTCTACTCTGTTGATTTAACTGTTACGATCTCCATAATCTTAGCGGCTTGTTCTATCGTTGCTCCTTGTCTTACAACCATCATCACTAACATTCATAATTGCAGGATAAGGAAACTCGAATTAAAGGCTCAGAGAGAAAGAGAAAATATCTTTTACACCCGTGGTGTCTATGAAGAATATCTCCGTGCCACCGGTGGGCTGTTACAAGACAAATCAACCTCGGCATATGCAGCATATGGGAAAATATATCCTCTTGCTTTGGTGTACTTCCCTGAATATCTGCAAGACAGCTTAGTCGCTATCAACGCTTGTATATGTGAGAATCGCAAGAGTGACGCTCTCCCTGAGTTTGAAAAGCTTGCTAAAACCATCCATACCATACAAGGAATGCCGTAAACGAACCGCAAACAATGATGTTGTAAATCAAAAGCGCAGCAGTTGTTTCTTTTTCCTTTGTGGCAATCCATGTGACTATGGAACATATGAGACCTATCGCCCAGATAATCACTATGCCTACGATTATCTGCTTGGGGTCTCTAAGCCCCTCTACAAATTGAATCTGCATTACTCTCCTTTCTCTTATTGGTTAAACTCCGTTTAACTTCCTAAGCAAAAAAATACGCTGGATAGTCCTTTAAATCAATGTCAAGTAGTTCAGCCCACTTGTTCATCTCTTCCTGAGTAAATCCAGTTCTACAGTTCAACTTCTTTGATACAGAATTACTTGATAATCCCAATGCCTTGGCAAAATTACCCTGCGTTCCGTACTTCTCTATTATTCTTCCTCTCAGCTTGTCATACTGATATGGCATTGTCGTACCTCCTTCCATTCGCATTTGTTAAACCTCGTTTAACTTTAATGCTAGTTTAACCCTGTTTAACTCAGTTGTCAACCCTAAAGTTTAAAGTTTTTTAACTTTTTGTTTGATTTTAGTTAAACGTTGTTGTATAATCCAAATATAAAATATGCATATATAGATAGAGGAGGTTTAGTATATGAAATGGCCAACAACTGCTAACCGATTAAAACAAGCTATGAATAATATAAATATGAGTGCACAAGAACTTGCAGATAGAAGTGGAGTTAGCAAAGCCTCCATAAGCCAATATGTTAATGGTAGTCATAAACCATCTAACATATCAGCACCGAAACTTGCAAAAGTTTTAAAAGTAAATGCTATGTGGTTGATGGGATTCGACATGGATGAAGAACCAGCCAAGCCTACATATTACTTTGACGATGAAACAGCTCAGAAGGCACAAGAGATATTCGAGAACAAGCAGCTCTCTCTTCTCTTCGATGCCGCAAGGGATGCAGAGCCAGAGGACTTGGAGACAGTTCACACAATGCTCATGGCTCTCAAGAATAAAGAGAAACGATAATGCACATAAAACATCCCACTGATTTTGTTATTGTTTTTCTGATTACATTTGAAAGGGATGATTTCTTTGGAATATATAAACGTACAGATGATGGATTTAAAATCTACCAAGATTAAAGAAACCGTGACCAGTAACGAAGATGGCTCTTACACTATCTTCCTAAACTCACGATTCACTCAGGAACAGCTAAATGACGCTTATATCCACGCTATCGGACACATAGACAGGGACGACTTCAACAAAGGCTCTGCCGATGTTATTGAGGCTTATGCGCATGGGCTAACTGAATTGTAAATTGGTAAAAACGCATTATCAAGGCTGTGAAAACAAGCCTCAAATTTTAAACATTTTGTTCATTATATACAAAAAAATGTTAATTTTCTTGAACTTTTAATATTGACTTTTGAAGGTAAATCGTGATATAGTTCATGTACTGGAATAAGTAATTTATATCCAGCATATAATATTTGGAACGTACTCCGGTGTCCTTCGGGCCCGGGGTCTTTTTATTTTACAGGAGGTATTTATGCCAGATAAAGAGTTTAAAACTACTGATGAATTAATAGCTTTGTTAATATCACGTGGTGTTGATATATCCACACCTGAGCAGAGATCATTCTGTAAAAAAGGATTACAGCGTTTTGGATACTACAACATTATTAACGGATATAAAAACTTATTTTTAGATACAACCTCCTCATCAACTGAGGACATATATAAACCCGGAACTACATTTAATGAAATATACTTTCTCTTTCAATTTGATAAGCAACTACGAGGTTTATTTTTTCGGTATACTTTAGAGGTTGAAACAAATATAAAAAGTCTAATAGCATACATTTTTTCTAAAAAATATGGCCATGACAATTATTTGTTATATACAAACTTTGATACAAACAAGAGAAATGCATACAAAAATATTTCACAGTTAATTGCTGATATACAGCGCACACTATCAAGCAGATCTAGTGACCCCTGTATTTCACATTACTTGACAAATTATGGATATGTTCCATTATGGGTTTTAAATAACGTTTTGACGTTTGGAAATATAAGTAAGTTCTACAGTATGATGAAACAGCCAGAAAGACAGTATGTTTCTAAAGTATTTCATATGACAGATAAAGAACTAGAAAGTTCTTTGTTTTACTTGTCAAAAATACGGAATCTTTGCGCACATGGCAATAGGTTATACTGCTTCAGATCTAAAGCTCCACTAATTGATACTCAATATCATGCAGCACTTAATATTCCGCAAAATAATACTGAATATGCCTATGGAAAACGTGATATGTTTGCCACAATGATTATTTTGAAATTTTTATTGTCAAAGAATGAATATAAATCTTTATTGAAAAGAATTAACAAATATCTACACGATTTATGTACACATATGAGTGTTCTTACCGAACAGGATATACTTGATTCACTGGGCTTTCCTTCTGATTGGAAAACCAAATTAGAACAGATATAACGTCCGATATAGTTTTACGTTGTATGAACCTATTCCAATTTGGAAATAGTTCAAAATAAAAATCCCCCAGGTGCTGGAACACCTGAGGGAAGTTACCCACAAACCAAAGGCTTATGAATAACGCTCTGATCAAGCTACATTATATCATAAGCCTTCTCATTTTAGTAGGCTTATTTTTTATGCCTATTTTTAGATAGGATGGTGATTTTATGTGGTGTGAAACACAGAAGAATGGAACAGTCAAGTATTGTGAGAGGTACACAGATCCGCTCACAGAGAAGGTGAAGAAGGTCACTGTGACGATGCCTAAAGCATCACCGCAGAACAGAAACAAGGCGGCAAGGATCCTTGCCGGGAAGATTGAGAAAGCCGAGACTTCCTCTCCTGTCCGATCAGATACAACGCTCAAGGAGCTGGCTGATGCTTATATAGCATCATTGCGGCAGTGCAAGAGGAAAGAAAGTACAATTGTAACTGAGAAATCATATATATATCGTTGTGTAAGCACAATCGGTAATGATGTCCTCGTTGACAAACTTTCTCCCCGCTATATATATGATCAACTTCTTGCTACCGGTAAAAAAATCAGCACAATAAACGGATATATAAAATATCTGAAATTCGCTCTAAAATGGGGGGTGAAAAACGACTATCACTCAAATCATGATATACTATTAAAACTCGACTATATCAGTGAAGAGAGCTCCGACGAAATACCAGAGGTATATGACATCAGCAATGAATATCTGGAACATGATGAGATAACAAAATTACTTAATTACTTTATAGACAATAACCACTGGCAGGACTACTATATATCCTATTTTCTGATTCTTACAGGCATGAGGATTGGGGAGCTTGTGGCACTTGAAGATTCAGATGTGGATATTATATCTAAAACTATCCATGTTACCAAGACTTACTACCCTGCAACCAAATACGCAACGTCAGCCAAAACGAGTGACTCAATCAGAAATCTTCATATACAACCTGAGCTTCTCTTGCTTATAAAGAAACTCCGACTTTGGCGAAAAGAAGCAATGTTTGAAAATGGAATTAAAAGTACACTTTTCATGCCGCACCTCAAGACTGGCAGCTATCTGTCCTACGGAACATATAACATACATCTTAAGATAGCATCTTTCGAGGCTATTGGCAGAGAGATAACTCCGCACAAGCTGCGGCACACACACGCATCGATTCTGGCAGAAACTATGTCAGCAGAACAGATATCCCGTCGATTGGGACATCACGATGACAAAATAACAAAAGCTATTTACATTCATATCACTAAAAAAATGAAGCAAAAAGACAATGCGGCTGTCGACACAATATCAATTATCAACTAA